AAATTTCTGCTCAAATTTACACAACAATTGGTGGAAACTCTTTTCTAAATGTTGACCTGTGGGCTTTGCAAAATGGGTTGCCTATCCCAGATTCTACAGGACAAATTTCGGTCGGCGCTAAAAACCCTTATACCGTTTCTTCTTGGAATTACATTTTAACTGTTGCAGCTAACGACACCGTTCAGTTTGTTTGGTATGTAAATTCTTCCACAGCAACGTCTTTGTATGCTATTGCTGAACAAGCAGGGCCTCCGTATCAGCCTTCAACTCCTTCATTTACTGTATCTGCCACTTTAGTGGGCTCATACGTACCGCAGTCTGACGAACACACTTGGGTTATGTTTGAAGGCGGAGACCCAAATTTTCCACTATGGTTAGGAACATTTTAAATGACAGTTAAAATTATTGATTACCCGTTTTCATTTAGTAAGTCTGCAGACGGAAAATACATTGCTTCTGTTGGTAATACGACGGACTTTAAAAAGATTTGGCAGCACCGTGTTCTTCTTGTTTTAGGGACTCGACCAGGTGAGCGTCTTATGAGACCAGATTTTGGCTGTAATTTGTACAGTGCAGTATTTGAGCCTGAAGACGTAGCAAAACAAATTGCTAGCGATAGCATAACTGAAGCTTTTACTATTTGGTTGTCTGAATTAGATTTAAAAGAAATTACACCTTACTTTGACCGTAATACAAATGTGTTGACTTTAAATATTTTATATGGTCTTCCAAATGGCGAGACAGACAGTGTTACAATTAATACAGGAATGTTTAATCGCTCAGGCGACCTAACTTAGGAGATTACTAATGGCTAGCCAAGTATCTAAAAATTATATTCCGCAAATTGATTACGTCTCTCGTGACTATACAGCAATCCTTTCGGACCTTACCGCTATTGCTAAACAGTTTAATCCTACTTGGGCCGTATCTGACCCTGCGGACATCGGAGTAGCCCTCCTAGAGACTTTTGCATACCTTGGTGACATTCTTAGCTTTTACACCGACCGCATGGCATCTGAAGGTTTCTTAGGCACTGCTAGCCAGCGTTCTAGTGTACTTCAGATTGCTGCGATGTTAGGTTATGCTCCTACACCAAGTAGCGCTGCTACAGTAGGTTTAACTCTTACAAATAGCTCAGGTAGCACAATTACTGTAGCGGCTGGAACTCAGTTTGCCTCTACTACAAATGTTAATGGTCAAAGCACTCAAGTTATTTTTGAAACAGATACTGCTTTAACACTAACTGCTAATGCCACTGGCTCAGTAAATGCTACACAAGGTGTCACAACTACGGATGAGTCTTTAGGAACATCTGATGGAACTCCTAGCCAAGTATTTAAATTAGCTCAAACTGGCGTAGTTCTTAATAGCACTGGTAGTAACCTTACTGTTAAAGTTGGCGGAATCCCTTACGTCTATAGCTCATCTTTAGTTGACAACAGTCCATACGACTCTGTTTTTACAACTAGCATGGATGCTGAAGGTTATACGTACATAGTTTTTGGAGACGGTGTTGGTGGTCGTGTTCCGCCTGCAACCTACGGAGTAACAGCAACTTACCGTGTAGGTGTAGGGGCTGATGGTAACGTAGCTGCTGGGTCTATTACAAAATCAATTTCTGGCACATACCCACTTACTATTTCTCAACCATCTGCTGCATCAGGTGGAGCATACGATGAATCTACAGACTCTATTCGTTATAACGTACCTCGTGCTCTTCGCACTCTGCGTCGTGCTGTTTCTCTTAAAGATTACGCTTATTTAGCTTTGCAAGTTTCTGGAGTTTCTAAGGCTAACGCAGATGCTGCAGTGTGGTCTAACGTTAACTTATATATTGCTCCATTTGGTTCAAGCGCAATAAACAGTTATGGACCGTACGTTGGAAGTTCTTCTTCTATAGTTACTAGCATTACGCAAACTAACTCAACTGGTGGTGCTTACACGTCTGGTACTAGTTACATAACTTACACAGGTGCTGTTGGGGCATTTTCTACGTTATACACAGCTTACGCCGCCTCTACAAACGGAGTCTATGTAACTGTATCTGGATGCGCACCAGTAACTTACAACATTACTACCCCTACGTTGGTTGCATACGTGGCAAGCAATGGAAGTTCTTTTACAGTTGCTGCCCCAAGCGGGTTTAGTACGTTTCCTACATACTACCCATCGCTTTCTATTGGACTAACTGTTAATGCAACTGGGCCTGCTACTACCGCTTTTACTACTCTTAAAAATAATGTTATTAGTTACTTTACAGATAAAGTTGCTCCTAACGTAACTCTTACTGTTTCTAACCCTCGATATGTTCCAGTTAACGTAGAAATGACCTTGCATGTACTTCCTCAGTACAACCAGTCAGCCGTTGTTACTCAAGTACAAAACGCTTTGTCTAATTTAGTGTCTTACAATAATGCGTTCTTTGCTGACCGAATTCCTCCGCACTTTGTCCTTAACGCTATTACAAACGTTGATGGCGTAGATTACGCAACTATTGAGCATCTTCGCAGAAATTCCAATGAACAAATTTTTTCAATAACTAGTTGGACAAGAACTGCCAATACCGCTACGTTTACTTTTCCTAACACCCATAACATAGTTGCCGGTCAATCTGTACGCCTATATAACAGCGGTGGTTTTGACGGCACATACGGAGTTAACTCTGTAACTGGAACAGCAATCACAATCACAGTTCCAACTGGAACTGCTACACCAACTGGTATAACTGGTACGGTAACACTCGGGTCAAACACGATTACTAGCCTTAGTTCTACCGTAGGTATTACAGTGGGCATGAACGTAAGTGGAACTTACATTTCTAGCGGTGCTGTAGTCACTTCTATTTCTGGAACAACTATTGGTATTAGCACAATTGGTCTTGTAGGTGGTGGCGCAGGTAACGCCCTCACATTTACCATGCCAGCAACAGACGCATCTAACTATGTGAAGGTACTTGCTGTTGATTCTACAACTACTTCTGGTGTTACTAATTATGGCATTGCCTGTGCCGTAGATGAAATTCCTACTAAAGGCACTTTTACTATTACCGCCACTGGCGGACTTTCATAAGGAGAAAAATAAATGGCTGCTACATATCCAGGAACAGTTAAAACTTATACCGATAAAATTGACGGTACTAGCATTGTTGCCGCTGCTGACATTAACAGCGTTCAGCAAGAAATTCAAGCTGTGGAAACAGCTTTGGGTACCAACCCAGCAACTTCACTTATTCCAGCCAGCGTTGGTACTTATAACGCCGCTGGTGTTTCTACTTCGTTAAGCGCCCGTGTAGGTAACTTAGAGGCAGGCCTTACTGCTAACGCTACTGATGGTTCGCGTGTTGGATATACTCTGCTGTACAGCGGTAACTTTACATCTGCTCCTGGTGCTTTTTCTGTTGCTGGCGCTAGCTACACAAAGTTTGTTGTAGTTATAAACGTCACTACTGCTGCTGGTACTCCCAGCTCAGTACTATTAAGCGCCAATAGCGCAACAACCGTAAAGTATGGATACTTTAACTACACTACTGGTGTTCCTACTGCTGGTGGTGGTAGCACAGCTGGTAGCTCTTTCCCAATTAGCAACGGTGCTGGACCAGCCTCTAACGATACTATTACTGCAGAGTTATACAATGCTAATGGAACTGGTGGTAAGCCAGCTTCTTGGGTAAATAATACTGGTTTTGGTTCTGGAATTGCTACCGCTGGTGGAACAATTACATCAGCTATTACTAGCATCACTATTACATCTGCCGCTGCTTACCCTACTGCCGCTACTTATGCTGTTTACGGAGTTAAATAGTAAATGACAGCCTACGGTTCCAAAGTATATGGTTCTTTTATATACGGAAGCGCTTCTGTTACAGACATTAGCGTATATCCGTTTACAACGCAGTGCCTAGATTATGGAACCATTAAACTATCTTGGATTTACCCATTAACTTCTGCTAACTTTACTACGTTTGTTATTCTTAGAAGCCAAGCTGGTTTTCCTATGACTGCTGACACTGGCGATTTAATTTATAAAACAAATAAAACTGCGCTGTCTACTGCTGGTTCTGGTGGTACTAGCTTACTTGGTTTAGCTGGAACACTTACTGATACTGGTTCTATTATTGACCCAATAACTGGTTTAGCAAGCGCTACTTATACTGGCATAACTACATTGCGTACAAATCAAAATGAGAGTGACGCAACTAACACTAAAACTTTTATGCTTACTGCTGTTAACTCTAACATTAAAGTAGGGCAAACTGTTTCTTATGCGCCGTCAGGTTTTTTATCTGGGGCAAACTCAGGTAGCGGTGTTGTAGGCGGAACTAAAGTGGCCGCTGTTACTTCAGACAGTACAAACACTTATATAACTTTAAATGATTACGCCACTATCCCTGTGGGGACAGCGCTTACATTTTCTACCGCCGCGCTTGCTCCCGGAAAAGTTTATTACTACTCTGCTTTTGTTCTTAGTAATAACTCATGGGTTCGCGTGGGAACTGCTATTGGTACGTCTGTTAAAAATTACAAAACTGCTGACACTATGTACGATTCTTTGCCTGAAGTTTACCGTGCAGCTCTTCCACCTAGTGCGTATGTTGGTGCAAATAAAAATGTTGACCTTTATAACTTTTTAAGAACATTTGGCGTTCAATACGATTTTATTAAAACTAAAATTGAAAACGCCACTAATAGATACGACGTAAATAACATTGACGGTCGTCTGTTACCAGCTTTGATGGACCAATTAGGTTTTAACTATGAGAGCGGTATTGGTGTTCAGCAAGGTAAACGCCTTCTTAAAAACGCTAGCTATATTTACCTTAATAAGGGCACTGTAAGGGGCGTAAAACAATTTGTGTCATCGTTTACTGGGTATGGGGTTTCAGTAAATGCGTTTAAAAATTTGTTTTTAACTCTTGACTGTTCTTCGTTTGAATATAGTGACGGTTTTTGGGGCGCAACTGGTTTAAGTTTATTTATAGGCAACACTACCGCAACTCTGGAAGGTGGGACACCTTCACCTTTCTCTGTGGGAACCTCACCAGCAGGTTATCAAAATGCTCAATCTGGTTATTTAAAAGTAACTATGAATCAGCCGTTTACTAACCCTTATGTAAGCAGTGAAATTTCTTACGGAGTTTCCGTAAACAATTACACAATTTCAACTACTACTTCAAATAACTCTACAGCGGGTTATCGATACGTGACTTTAACTACAGACACTGAACACGAGTTTACACTTAATCAATACGTTGCAATTTCTAACATGCAACCTCCATTTGTTAACGGTACGTTTAAAGTTATTGGTGTACCTGATTCTAAAAGTTTTACAATTTTTGCTTCTTCGTTAAATTTTTCAAGTTCTGTTTACCCAAATGGAACAGCTTCTATTGGTACTCAGACTCCTACTGGAACTACCAACATTACTATTACTGCAGGTGCGCAGTTGTACATTGTTCCTGGACAAACGGTTACAATTTCAAACGTAATTCCTACTGCTTACAATGGCACATGGACTGCACAATCTGGAACGACTGGCTCTACTCTTGTAGTTAACATTGGTTCAAACCCTGGCGCTATTACTGGTGCTGGCACAGTGTCTTCTTCCCCTGGAACGGTTAGTACGTACGACCCTAGAACTTGCGGTATCCCAATTACTTCCGGAACAAGCTATCAATTTAGTGTCTACAGTTGGGCTAAAACTACTGCTAGGTCAATTGTTGTCGGTACTAGATGGTACGACCAGTATGGAACATATTTATCATCAGCTACTGAAAGCGCAGGAACCAACTCTACTACTTCTTGGACAAGACTTAGCTTTGCATTTCCTAGAACTGCTCCAGCTAATGCGGCATTTGCTGTTCCTTATTTTTTAACTGGATACACTACTGATGGTACAACATCGACAAAAGATTCTACAGTTGTTTTTGGTGAAGTTCATTACTTTGATGCTGCTCAATTTGAAGCTGCTACTGGTTCAACTGCCACTGCTTACGCGGATGCTAGACGCACTGACTTTTTCTTAACTGCTCCTCGTATTAACAGTGTTATTAATCCAGGTTTTGAAGCGGGAACTACTGGTTGGACTGTAATTACTGGTGGTTCATTATCCGCTGACACATCTAACGTTTACCCCACAAGCGCTGTTGGTTTAGGTACTGCTGTTAGCACACAGTCTGCAAAAATTACTGCTAGCGGCACTAGCACTGTGTTTTCTGCTGCGTCATCTACCTACTACATGGATGTAACTGCCGGAAATAGTTATTCTGTTAGCGCTTACGTTAAAGGCTCACACACAGACTCTGTAACTATTGGTGTGTCTTGGTATGCGGGAGCTAGTTTTATTAGCACAGATACAAGCACATCTACTACGCTTTCTACATCTACGTTTACTAGAATTTCATGGACCCCAGTTAGCTCTAGCACAACTCAAATGATTGCTCCAGCAACTGCTACAAAAGCTGTAATTACTTTAACTTTTACAGGCGTTAACGGGCACATTTACTACGTAGACTCCGTGTTGTTTGAGGCCTCTCAAACAGTTAATTCATACTTTGACGGCTCTACTGGTTACAACAACGTTGATGACACTGTGTGGGAACAAAATGCTGCTGGTACTAAGGGCACATCTATTACGGGTCGTAGTCTTTACTACCCTAATCGTGTGCTTATTCAAAGTCGGTTAAACTCTGTAATTTATGACTATTTGCCTTTTGGTACTAACTACGCTGTGTTTATTGGAACCACTGCTACTTGACGTTTGTCAATCTACCTGTATAGAATGTTATCTCCGTCACTAAGGAGATAAATATGAGACGAGTAACCATAGCGGTTATAGGTAACGCAAAAACAACCCGTGCCAACGTAGAGGCACTTATTGGTGATGTTGTTGATTCTGTAGATGAAGCGACTATCGCAACGGTCTATGACCAAGCACAGTCCGACGGTCAAGTCTGGGCTGAACAATACGCACAAGACAAAGAACTACCTGTGCTTCAGTACGCCCATAACGCATACAACGAACTTATTGTCGAGAACAAAGTTGAAGACATTAAATTCTTTATGTTGTGGGATGATGAAGACCCAGCTTGTCAATTAGCCGCATCAATTGCGCAAGAAAACAAAATTCTTGCCTACAATTTGACTGACGGTTTAATTATGATTCCGCTTAACTCCGAGCCAATTTCTAAACCAGTTCAAACTGAAATTCCAGTGGCTGAAGAAGTTGTTGACGACGTTCCTATAGTTGAAGTAATCCTTGTCCCAGAAGAGCTTGAAGAAGCCTACGAGGACGAAGAGAGCGAAGAGGGACTTGAGTACGATTTGGGTGAACTAATGACCCTAGCAATCGAACAGGCTGGCAAAGTGTTTGCTCGCTCATTTGCAGAAGAGTTCATTAAGCTGCTAAAAAAGTAGCATGGAAACTATTAGCACACAGGCACGTGGTTGCCTTAACTTTTTCGTATCTAATCCGCATTTGCGGATAAATTACCGCATCCTTATGACTGAGCATGGCGTTAGCAAACGTCGCAGCCTTGCTATTCTTAAAGAGTTGCGAGAAGCAAATTACCTGAAAATTGTTAAACTTGCAGGTGGTGGAACTAACGTTAAACTGGTCACGTCGGACGTGCCCACTGTGGGAACGTCTGGTAACAGCTATACAGCTAGTAGTGCTATTTCCAATAGCTATACAGCTAGTAAAGTTAATAAAGCAACAAATAAATTCCTCGATGATATCGAGGGTGAGGAGAGTGACGTGGGTTACGAGTGGTTTGATAAAATGTCATCTGGCGAGAAAGATGATATCGCTAGGGAACGCGAT